TGGCCGGGCTCGCGCCTTCCGACACCCCCCTCCGACCGCTGACCGACCCGACTTCGGTGTTCCAGAAGAGTTCCTTGAGGGCTTCCTCGTCGAACGAAATCAGGCTAGCCGCCAGCACGCAACCGTACTCGGTGCCAATGGCTTCGACGACCTGGCCGTATTCCTCCGCGATGACCTTCTCGTACGAGACCTCAGTCCTGAAGATGACGTTCCGGACGACCCCCAGACCCGTCCCTCCGTGTGGAAACGGAAGGGCCAGGTCCGTTGGGTTCACGCACAGCTTCCCCGGGAATTTCGCGATGTCCCGAGGATTCGAGACCGTCACTTTTCACCCCGAATCTGCTCATGCCGACTTCGTAGGTTTCAGGAAGAAGGCGCGCGCCTCAGCCCCGATGTCATCGCGGTCCCTGTCGCTGAAGAACGCGAACGGCCGCGGGGGGGGGTTGATGCTGATCTCCGACACCCCCAAGAGCCACCCCTGACGGGCCATCATGACATCCTGAGGCGTCCCAGACCCCTTCCTGACCTTCTTTCTGGCCGCCTTGATCCACTTGTACAGCCTCTGTTTCGCCTGGGCCGTGACCGGAATGATCCGAAGTCCGCCTCCATGCACCTGCTTCGCGTACTGGACCGTCGTCCCGATCCTGACCGTGTGCCTGCCTTCGACGCCGTAGGCGATCGACCTCGCCAGAAACCTGGTATCGATCCCGGCCGGCCGGCCTTCGAAGCGGCGTTTTGGCGGATTCGCCGCACCCTTCGTGGCATCCGACACGAGCCCCGCGATATTCGGGACTCCGCGGGCCGCCCACACCCTGCCGTCTCGGCCCTGCCCCTCGAACGTCGACTGCATCCGGCCCTTCATCATGATCCCGAACCGTTGAAGGAGAGGCTCCGGATTCGCGAAATGGCCCTCCCTGAGCGTGACATTCGACCCCTTGATCACGATGACGTCGTCAGGCATTCCCGCCCTCGCGTTCCGCATCCGTCTGCGGCGGATCCAGCGTGACGTCCCTGAATCGGCTCGTCTCGAACGTCACATGCGTCCCGGCGTCAATGGCTGGCTCGATCCGATCCCTTCCCTGCGTCTTCGCCAGCGCCTCAAGGCGCTTCTCGATCCGCTCCCTGTCCCTCCCAGTGGAGTCCGTCATCCCCCCGCCGCGCTCCCGAAGCAGAAGAATCACGAGATCGACGGCAACCGCTACATGTCTCAAGTCCAGCACGTCGAACGCCACCCCGACATGGAATTTGAACTCCTCCTGGGCGTCGTCGCATGCTTTGGTCAGGCGGGTCGAGTCAACAGCCGTAGCAGACGCCAGGTCCGGATTCGTGAGCTGGATCGCCATGGACCCCGAGATGCGGCCGGTGACTTCCGTGGCGAGCGTCATGGCTTACGCCTTGGCCGGTTCCCCGTTGGGTTTCGCGGGCTCCGCATCGAGGGGAGGGATGTCCTTGGCCGCGATCCGCTGGGGCATGTCGTCCGCCTTCTTCTGGGCCGCGAGATCCGCCGCCTTCCTGACCTCCGCCTCCCGCTGGGCGACCTGCTCCCTCAGCTTCGCCCTCTCGTTCAGGATCTGCGCCGCCGTCACCGCGATCGATCCCATCATGGCCGTGCGAGCCGGGTTGACCGGAGAACCCTGAGAAACGCGCTCCACGAAGTCCGCCATGATCGCGTCGTTCCTGCACAGTTCCTGGATCACCTGCAAGTGCAGGTCCGTGAACTGGGCCGGCGGCCTCGAAATCACCGACTTGTGATCGCCCATGGTTTCCCTCCGCCTACGGATCGGTGATCGATGGCGAACCCGCGTGCGGGAGGTATCTCCCGTACCCTCTGGCGAGCCACTGTTGCAGGATCGAGTCCGTCGCGATCGAGTCCGTCCATGTGAAAAAATCGTCCTTCATCGCCGGAAGCGGCGTCGTGTTGTTCGCCACCACAGCATACCACGTCCCGTCGAATTCGCTGTACGGGGCCAGGATCACGTCGTCGATCAGGAGGTCCCCCGTCGTCTGGGACCACTCGATAGAGATGTCCAGATCCTGTTCGTCGAAGTTCTTGTACCAGTTGTTCTGGCCCGTCGTCGCCGGGACCCTGATGATGTTCCAGCCCGTCTGGGCCGCCAGAACGACCGCCTCGTTGATGGCCCCCAGCCTGATGGTCAGCGTCCCGGACGCCGTGTGGATCTCCCTGTTGTACACGACATGCAGGTAGTACGGAACGTCAGCCCTCAGCTTGATGTTCCCGGTCGACAGCTTCTGGCTCAGGTTCGCCGTGTTCTTGATCCTGAGCGCGTAGGGCGTCACGCCCTGGACCGCCCTGTAGTAGTTGGTGCCGTCGAACTCGAAATTAGTGCTCGAGACCGCCACCGACGACGTCCAGTCAGGGATGCTCGTCGGGCTCAACGCCGTTCCAGCGAAGTTGTCGAACGACGGGTTCCGGAGCATCGACGTCCGGCACGATAGGACCCTGATGTCCCTGAATATGCCCGACCCCGCCAGTTGCAGGGAGTCGAAAGCCTGAGGGGCACCCTTGAGCCTGAAGGTTTCGTTGTCCAGTTCCGAGCCCGTGTTCCGGTCGACCGTGCAGTCAGCCCGTTTGGCCTCAGCGTGACCGCTTTCGATATCGAAGTTGCTCTCGTCCTTCGTGACCCTCAGGACCGTCACGTTGCCCTGGTTGCCACCCGAAGCCGACGGGCTCCCGAACGAGAACGACCGCGACTTGACCGTGACGGCCGTGTCCCTGAACCACTGGTAGAGCGTGTCAATGATGTCCTTCTCGCCCCCAGGGACTGCCTTTCCGACGACGTGCTTGATATACGACTTGAGATGCGGAAGCGTCACAGCCCGGACCATCTCCGGGCTGATCGTGGATTGCAGACGGGACCGCGCCGCCGCCACGGACCTGAGGATCTCCTCGTTGAAGTCGCTCTCAACGAGCTGAACGAGCGTGTCCTCTTTCGAGACCCAGTTCTCCGCATTCACCGATGCGAACTTGAAGGTCTCGTGGAGCAATTCCACGGCGGCCTTCCATTGGGCCTGAACTTCCGCTTCTGAAGGGGACGCCATGGGAGCCCTCGGGTCTTACGACTCCTTCGCCATCGCCTCCGGGGCCTCGGATCGCGGATCCCTGAAGTTCGGGGGCATCCGGTCCTGCACCCTGACCATGTACAGGTATCTCGCCAGCGGGATCTCCGACCCCGTCGGCACGAAATGCACGTCGTCCGTGTTCCTCAGGAACTTGCCCTGGTACACCTTCTTCACGACCTTCTTCTTGATGAGTTCGACCTGGGCCGCCGTCAGCCTCGCCAGCCCGCCTCTCAGGCGCTCCCTGTACTGCTCGCCGTCGCGGCCCTCCCGCGGCGGGTCCGTCTCCCTCTGGAACATGATCCCCGCCACGCTGACCATCTCATGCGGAGAGTCGTCCCTCGTTCCCACCCAGTAGAGCGACGTCGCCAGCTCCTTGGGCGACTTGACCAGGACTTTGACCGGGTAGGTGTCGACCTTCTCGACGATCGGGATGACGATCGGTTCCGCCGTCACGGCGGCATCGTCCTTGAATTCGGCGGGGTTCGTTTCGTCCGTCATGGTTTCCCTTTCCGGCTATCGGATATGGCCGAACGCCGGCCACAGCGTCGGGCGTGACACGCCCTATTCTTTTTCCTTCTTCGAAGCTCTCGCCTTCTCGCCCCGCAGGGCCGACCGGAAGGCCGCCTTCGCCTTCGCCCTCTCCGTCTGCGGCCCGTGCTTCGGACCGGGTTTCGCGGCCGTAGCCTCGAGGTACTCCTGCGGCGTCTGCCCGTCCAGGTCGTCCGCCGGGACGAATACAACCGACGCCCCCAGCTCCGCGTTCGCCACCGCCTTCTTCGCCGCCTTGGCCTGCTCGTCGGTCAGTTCCGCCACCGTCGGCGTGACATTGAACGTCACCCCGCCCAGCGTCACGAAATGCCTCTGCGGATTCGTCCGCAGGGCCAGCAGGTATTTCGCCATGGACCAGCCCTCCGCTAGTTGTTGACCTGAACCGTTGCGAAGGGGAGCATGACCCCATACCCGTACCGGGCCTCCCACTCCGCGTACTCGATCTTCGTGTCCCGCGCCGAGTCCGAGTTCTCCATCGTCGCGAACCACTCCCGGATCGGCTGGCGCGTCTGCCGGAAGATCGGCTTGTGCGGCACTCCCCTCAGGAACACGAACCAGTCGTTGTCCGTGATGCGCGTCGTCGGCGTCAGGTCGACCCGCAGGCCGCTGTCCATGATGATGTTCGTCACCGCCGCGCCCGTCGAGCTGATCACCGAGTGCGTCCGGCCCTGCTGGAACGCCTCCGCGAAGACCTTCCAGTTGTTCACGTTGAACGTGATCGACACGCCCTGGTCGATGAGCGACATGTCGTGGAGCGGCTGGCCTTCCGTGTCCAGGAATGACCGGACCCTCGACAGCGCCGAGAACAGGTCCGTCTGGATCGCCCCGGGCGTCGCCACACCTGTGCCCGTGATGATGTTCCCGCCCGAAACACCGAACCGCGCCGCCCCGTCCCCGTCCGTCGCGCTGTAGAGCGCCACCCCGTCCGGGGCGTTTGGAATCGACTCCAGGAGTTCCGTGTCCACCGCGCCCCTCAGGATCTGGTAGAACACGCGCTCGTCGAGCGTCGCGAAGTTCTTCCCCGCCGACTGCGCCCGCTGGCGGATCGACTTCGTCTGGTCGTCCTGCCTGTCGTTCTCGTGCCACGGGATCCGGATGCCCCAGTCCTTGTTCGTGACCGAGAACTGGACGCCCTTGAACGCCTTGGACGGGATCTCCTCGCCCCGCTTCCACCGGCCCGGATAGGCCGCCGACTGCGCGTAGGCGTAGATTTCAGTCAGCTTGTCCGACGGCACGTCCAGGTCCATGTAGTCCGACAGCTTCGCCTTCAGGCCGTCGTACATCGGCTCGTACACGTCCCAGAAATCGGCCCGAATACCTGCGGTCAGCAGGTCGGTCGCGATCACGATCTGTCCGGGCGTCGGCATCTCTTGACCCTCCCCCTGTTACGGGGTTCCTGTTATGAAAACCTGTCAGCTCCCTGTTAGGCCACCGGCACGCACCGGCTCTCGAACGGCGTGAACAGCGCGACGTCGCAGTCCGTCCCGCTGTACCACCGCGTGATGATCCCGATCGCGTCCGTGTTCGTGGTCGGCGTGATCGTGAACACGTCGTCGCTCGTGATGTACACGAGGTCTCCGACGTTCGTCAGCGCCGTCACCCCCGTCACCGCCTGCTTCTTGATGATCCGGCCGCTGATGTCGAGCGGGACTTCCTTCGTCCCGTCCCCGATCACCTTGTCCATCGCCATCCCCGCGAACTCGAAGCCCGCCGTGTCCGCCGGGACCTTCACGGTCCCCGTCGCCTTGTCGTACATGTACAGGCCGCCGGCCCAGACCGTCACGCCCGACTGGACGACGAGCGAGATGATCGACCGGCCCGCCGTCTTCACGTTCTTGTTCGCCGCGAGAGCCATCTTCTTACCCTCCCCTATCGGGAATCCGTGGACCCCGGGGGGGAACCCCGGGATGTAACCTGACCGCTAAACTTCCCTCTGCTTCGGCGGCATGAGCGACCTGCCCGCCGCCGCGAGCTGGATGTCGATGAACCGCTCCCTCGACGCGCTGACCATCTTCCTCGCCTTCAGCTCGTCGTACTGCCCGCTCAGCCGCAGGACTTCCGCCTGCACCGCGGGCGACCGCCCCTTGAACTTCTCCGTGATCTTCTCCATCTCCGGGTCCGTGACAGCCCCCGCCCCGCCGTCGAATTGCTCGAGCGACGCAGGCGTCTCCTTCGGGTATCCCGTCTTGATGGACTCGACGAAGGCGTCCAGCAGTTCCTTCCCCTTCTCCGCGAAGAGGTTGAGCTTCGTCCGCATCCCGTCCGTGATGTGGTAGCCCTTGAGAGCCGCCTCCGCCCCCGACACGAGCGTCCGGACCTGCTCCTTCCGCTCCCGCTCCGCGTCCCGCGCCTTCAGCACCTCGACCTCTCCGGACAGCTTCGCCACAGCCACCGTGTCGGCGTTGTACTGTCCCACGGGTTTCCGCACCCCCTTGTTGTCGTCCTCGGGCTTGCGGTCCCTGTCCGCGCTGTCCGTTCCCCTCGGCTGGTCGTTCGGTGCCATGTTTTCCTCCGTTGGCTGTGTCGCGGCGAGGCCGATCCCTCCGGAAAACGCCTTCGCCATCAGGTTCATCGTCTTCGACATCTGGGACAGCATCTGCAAGACCGTCGACTGGAAGTCCTGCGTGATCTCCCCCGGCTCCTCCGGACTCAAGGCGGGAACCCCGCTCTCGGGCTTCGGCGTCTTCTCCTCGCCCGGGGCCGCTTCGGCCGACGCCCTGTCCGGATTCTCCTCGTCCGGAGTCTCCGTCTCCTCGGGCTTCTCCTCCTTGTCGTCATCCTTCTTCGGGCCTTCGAACTTGAAGAGGATGAGCTTGCCCTTGCCTGTCGTCACAAACGCCCGCGCCGGCCCCTTCCCGTCGATCTTTTCCGCCACGCTGATCGTGTTGTACACCTTGTCCCCGATCGTGAGCATCGGGAACCTGAAGAACGGGGCCTCGTCGTCCATGAGCGCCAGGCTCGCGAATTCCGGCCTGTCCCAGTCGAAGACCTCCACCGACCGGTACGGCAACTCCGACTTCTCGATCTTCCGGAACACGTCGTCCGGAATCATGATCAGGTCCGCGAAGACCGCGTACACCGTCTCGCCCTCGCAGTTCGTCTGTCCCACCCTCGTGGGGACGAAGAACCCGGCCCGCGTCGTCTTCACGCCC